TGTATCACACCAAAGAGTTTCAGTAGGAACCACCGCTACTAAACTTACTTCCGACTATGATGGCAAAGACGGTCAGACCATCAATGTTCAAAATCCTTCAGGTGGCGCAGATGTTTATTTAGGTGGAGAAGGCGTAACTACAACAAGTTATGGTTACCTTCTTAAAGCAGATACTAATTTTTCAGTAGAACTACAAGACGATGAAAAACTGTATGCTGTGGTAACAACAGGAACACAAACTGTAAATATCATTCGTCAAGGCACCTGATAAATGGCTTTACCGACAACATTATCTACCTGTACGGTTGTTGGGACTTATGTAGATTTGAGCGGTAACCCTGTTCGTGGCTCAATCAATATCACCCCACAAACGATTCTAAAAGAGGTTACACAGAATGTAATTATCATTCCTGTTGTAATTCAAAAAACTTTTGATGCCACGGGTTCTTTTTCTGTTGTCTTGCCAGTCACCAGCGATACCGATGTAACACCTCAACCTTTTATTTATACTTTTGAAGAGAATTTCACAGGCGGACGCACAATAGAATTGGCTCTTCCGCTCTCAGTTGCAGGAACCACCCAAAACCTTGCAGATTTGCTTCCTGCGCTTGATTCAGCCGATGCGGCGGCTTATGTATCAGTAGACGCTTATCAGGCTCTATTAGCCCGTTACAACGACGCTGAGAGTATCCGTGTGCTAGTTGTGGATGCAGATGAAAAAGCCGATGACGCCGCTACCTATGCCAGCGATGCTTCGAAAGCGGCTGGCTCTTTAGCCAATTACAACACCAACCAGTTGATGATGATGGGAGTCTAAAATGGCTGTTGAACCGTATGTACCCATTGCCCGATATAACACAGCAAATACTTTATTAACAGAATTAGAAGTTACGACAGATGATGCTGAGACTTATACAGATGATTTATCAACCGCAGTTGCTAATTCTTTAACCCATAAACAAACAGCAGAAAATCTTGTGGCTTCAGGTTTTGATTTATTCTTTTTGGCAGGTTGCTGATGGCGCTCGCACCCTCATTAAGCACGGTAAACATTACTGGTAATTATGTTGATTATGAAGGCACAGCCATTCAGGGTCAGGTTCGCTTTACCCTTGGTGATGTTCTTCGTAACGGTACAGATGACCAAATGGTTGCACCATCCAGCATCGTAGTTCCTTTAAGTGCAGGTGCATTTAGCGTTACCCTTCCAGCCACAAATGACCCTGATATTGTCCCAAATCCTTTTACCTATACAGTTGAAGAATCTTTTCCTGGGGGTCGAACATACACAATCTCGGTTCCCTATAACACCGTAGGCTCCCTTGATTTAGCAGATTTAAGCCCTACGCCAACCCTTAGCGAGAACTTTGTTCAGGCTATTGATGAAACGAGTTTTGCAAGCCTTGAAGATGATATTGATGCTTTAGATGTAGAGATAAATCAAACCACAGACAAGATTCTTGCTTCGGGAAAGTATTGGTATATCGGCAGTTCTTACGCTACTTATACGGCGTTAGATACGGCTTTTGCCACATATACCGCATTAACGGCTGGTACTTACAGTTTGGATGGCGCAGACATTTCTGCCTTTGTCACCTTGGCTGAAGCATCAGAAGCAAGCGCATCCGCAAGTGCGACAATAGCCACCAATAACTCGACTGGTACAATCAGTCCATTACTTCTAATCGGAGGATAACCGTATGGCAACTACTTACAAGGTATTGGGTCAATCCAATCCCTCAGCCACGACTGCTACAACTCTGTATACCTGCCCTGCTCTAACACAAACGGTTATCTCAACCATCACAATTTGTAACCAAGCGGGTACATCAGGAACTTACAGAATTGCTGTGCGTCCAAATGGAGCGACACTTGCTCCTGAACACTATGTAGTGTACGACGCTACTATTCAAGCCAATACAACTGCGGCTTATACACTTGGTCTAACCATTGACGCTTCAGATGTTGTAACTGTTTACGCATCAAGCGCCAATATGTCTTTCAATGCGTTCGGAAGCGAGATAGCATAATATGGCAATAACCACTAACGGAGGCGCTGGCGTAACCGCTGATGCGGTAGCCACCCTTAGCAACAAAACACTTGAAGCACCAGTAATTAACAACGCAACTTTTACAGGCGCTCAAGCAGGACTTGAAATCAAGTTTGGTAATAACATTGTTCTTGAAGGAACAACAGCAAATGATTTTGAAACAACTATTACGGCTGGAGACCCAACCGCTGACCGCACAATTACTCTTCCTGATGTAAGTGGAACGGTTGTTACTACTGGCAATTTAACTGCAATCACAACAGTTACAAGCGCAACTTTAACAAGCCCAACAATAACTGGAGCAGTATTTAATGATGGCTCAGTTGTTTTTGAGGGTGCAACAGCAAATGATTTTGAAACAACTTTAGCAATTACAGACCCAACTGCTGACAGAACAATCACTTTCCCTGATTCAACAGGAACAGTTGCTTTAACTTCAGGAGTTATCAATAACACATTAACAACAACTACTGGCGATATTATTTACGCATCAAGCGCTAATACACCCGCTCGTCTTGGAATTGGTACAGCAGGACAAACCCTTGTCGTATCCGCTGGAGGAATCCCTGAATGGGGAGCATCATCTAGTGGTGTTTCTGCTAATGACCAAGCCTTCGCTTTTGCCGTTCAAGTGTTCGCATAAAAAGGAGAAATAAACTATGGCAACAACAGTAAGCCGAATCCCACTATCGGGTTCAACTCATGGTCGTGGAATTAAGGTCGCCGCTACTTCTTCTGCTGGCGACACTATTCACACCGCAACTTCATCAACAACTGACTGCGATGTTATTACGCTATACGCATATAACTCAAGCGCCTCTGCTGTAAACCTTACCCTTCAATGGGGTGGAACCACTTCAGTTGATGACGACATTAAGTTGTCTATTCCAGCAACATCAGGTTTAACTCTTTTAGTTCCTGATTTAGTTCTTCGCAACTCTTTGATTGTGAAGGCTTATGCTGGTTCAACAAATGTTGTGACAATCCATGGATTCGTAAACCGAGTAGCAACAGCCTAATAGAAGAGTAGGGTCAAATGTCGCTACCAAGCAGACTTCTAGGAGCGAACCCGTCAATACAGGTATCTACCTTGTTGTCGGGTTCGTTATCGACCCCTAGTGCTAAAGGTGCATTTGTTTCACCTGCATTTGAGTCTATTGCTACTGTAACAACTCCAGGTGGAGACTCATTTTTAACTTTTACAAATATCCCGCAAGATTACAAACACCTTCAAATCAGAGGAATTGCTAAAGATACTTATTCATCAGGCGATGGTGAAAGTACAACAATTTCTATGAGAATTAACGACAACACAACTTCTGTTTATTTAGGTCATTTTTTGCGTGGAAATAGTGCGGCGGCATCAGCAGGTGGTAGTGCTTCGGCAACAACTTCAGTAGATAGATTATTAAGTTGCACTTTTGGCAATGCTACAAATTTTTTTAGTGCAGGAATTGTAGATTTTCCTGACTATTCTTCTACCACAAAAAATAAAACAATGTATAGTCTCAGCGGTGGAAACTTGAATGTGACAACAGATAAATCTAATATTTATTTAGGTTCAGGCATATTTTTAAGCACCGCCGCTATTACGGAGATTAGAATAACTGCCCCTGTTAGTGGTTTTGCTGTTGGAACAACATTTGCTTTGTATGGAATTAGGGGATAACAATGCCAATAACTTATGAACCAATAGAAACTACTACTTTAGGTAGTGCAACTGCTAATATTACTTTTACTTCTATTCCTGCTACTTATACTGACTTAAAAATTATTTTTACTGGAACAACATCTGTTCCTGTATACCTTGGTATGCAATTTAATGCTGATACTGGAAGTAATTATTCTGTAACATCTTTATATGGTAACGGTTCAAGTATTAGTAGTTTTGGCGCAAATAGCACTAATTATATTTATCTTTCAGGAATACCTACAACAAGCACAACTATTCCATTCTTTAATGAAATAAATTTATTAAGTTACGGTAATGCACATTTCAAAAATGCTCTTATAGGATTTAACATGGATAAAGAAGGTTCGGGAGGAACTGAAAAAATAATTGGTCTTTGGCGTAGCACAGCGGCAATTACTTCCGTTAAATTATTTATAGGCTCTGATGGTGCCGCAACTTTATCTACTGGAACAACTGCTACTTTGTATGGGATAAAAAATGCCTAATACCTATTTTCTTATTGCTAAAGCAGAACTGCAATCAACTACTACATTTGTTGGTTTTGAATCTATACCTACTTCTTTTACAGACTTAGAAATTAGAGGAATTTGTAGAAGTGATGTCAATCAGACTAGTATTTCTTTTACACTTCAATACAATACTTATGGTCCAGCATACGAAGCAAATCTAAATTATTCAGCAACTTACATAAGAGGACTTACAACTACGGCGTCAAGTGGCAATCAAAATAATAGAGAAGCCATTTTTGCTGGTCCTATAAATGCTCGTACTAGCACAGCAGATACATTTTCTTGTTTTCAACATTATCTGCCAAATTATACTAATTCAACATTCAAAAAACCTTCTTCTTCAACAACTACAAAAGAAGGTAACAATGCTGATTTTATTGTGACTGGAACAGCAGGTTTGTTTGATTTAACTACTCCAGTAAGTGCTATCTATTTATTTGATAATGGTTCACCTACGGGTTGGCTGGCAGGTTCAAAATTTTATTTATACGGTATAAAGAATAGTTAAGGAAAGGAGAAACCATGTCCGAAGTTCTAACTAAGGTAGTCGTAGACTGCTCAACTGGCGTAACCGAAATTGTGCCATTGACAGCAGAAGAGATTACTCAGAGAGAAGTTGATGCGGCGGCTTATGCCATTGCAGAAGCAGAGCGCACAGCACAGGCTGAAGCCCTTGCTACACTTAAAGCAAGCGCAAAGGCTAAACTTATCGCTGGCACTCCATTAACAGCAGAAGAAGCAGACACGCTAGTTATCTAGTATTAAAGGAAAGGTAGGGTAATGACAACCCACTTAGGACTCCAACGGATATTACTTCCGTCAGCCCAAGTCAGCCAACTGACTACGGGTTCTATTACCCTGCCTTCCCGTGGTCTTTTGGCTGTTCCTGATGCTCCAACAATAGGAACAGCGACAGCAAGTGCTGGTTCGGCTTCTGTAACATTTACCGCCTCCGCAACTGGTACGACTGCAACCTCTTTTATTGCCACCTCTAGCCCAAGCGGGATTACTGGAACAAGCGCAACTTCCCCTATTACTGTTTCAGGTTTAAGTAATGGAACTGCTTACACATTTACTGTTGCTGGAATTAACGCAAGCGGTACTGGTGCGCCTAGTGCGGCGTCAAACTCTGTAACTCCAGTTGCACCAGCATGGGAACAAATTGCCATGGCAGAAAACATAGGAGCAACAACCTTAACAACATTTACATCTCTTAGCGGGTATACCACTTATAGGATTCTAGGAGTCTCTAATACTTCTGCTGGTGGTTCAGATTCTATTGTTTATATTCGTGTAAATGGTAGTTCATCTAGCATATATTCTGAGATAGCGTTTGGTGCTTCGCATAACAGCAATTTAGCAGATTACGGAAATGCTACAAGTTCTAATATGTTTAGACGAGGTGCGGCTTCGAGTGAAAATTCAAACTCAAATGCTCCATTTGTTTTTACTCTTTACAATGCCGATTCAACAACAAGCCACAAACCACTTACAATTATGTCGGGTTACTCGTCATCAGGTGATATGGGTCCAACTTTTTCTAATGGTATGTTTGGCTCAACAAGCGCAGTAACGAGTATTACGGTTGGAACTGGAAATGGTGGCGGGGGCAACTTTGGTACACACTCAAAATATGTGTTATATGGAATAAAAGAAGGAGCAAGTATTTAATGCCAACGACAACATACGACAATCTTTCTACTGTCACCGTAACAGATAATACAGTTGCAACATATAGTTTTACTGGATTAAATACGGCAACCCATAAACAATTTATTCTAATTGGTATGCTTGCTAGTAATGGTACCGAAGATGCTCTTAATTTAAGAGTTAATAGCACTACTGGCAGTTATCAATATGGACAAATAAGAGCCGAAGGGTCAAATGCTTCGGCTGTACCTTTTGGAGCAAATAATACAAGCGCTACGCAAGTTCAAGCGTCTTACAACGCAATAACAAGTACCGCAAATTATGGTGCTGTGTTTAGAATTACAATCAATCACCCTTCTCTAATGTTTCAAGGACAAAGTGAATTTTTTACCGCTTCGGCTGGAGGAGCAACTGCTTTTTACTATAATTGGACAAACTTTAGAAAAACAGGACAAGTAGCCACAAGTTTACAAATCGTGGCTGGTGGGACTGGTTTTCGTGTGGGTAGCCAACTTAGTCTTTACGGATTGGTGTAAAAATGGCAAATACATATATTGCAATAGGTACAAAAACACTTACATCTGCTGATGCTACGAGTGTGACTTTTACATCAATTCCTCAAACATATAATCATCTTATAGTTATGGGAACAGCCGCAGATAATACCTCTACGAGTGATTTAGTTTTACGATTAAATAATGATGCTACTTCTAATTATGCTTTTAGAGAGATACATCGTGCAGGCAATTCCGCCCCAACACAAAGAACAAGCACTTCAATTAGTGATAGTCTTGGGCTTGCTACTTTTAGTGATGTCCAACCTAACGGGTGGCTTGGTATAGAAATTGTTATTCCAAACTATAAAACAACTGCTTTTTACAAGCATTATTTATATCGTTGGAATTGTTCTCCCTTTAATGACACCAGTATACAAAGGTCGGCAACGGGCGGGGGAGTATGGAAAAGTTCTGATGCTATAACCGAAGTAAAATTATTAAAAACTGGTGCTAATTTTTTTGCCGCAGGAACAAAGTTTACCCTCTATGGACTACTATAAAAAGGAGATAAAATCATGACAGATAGACCAAAACACGCAATCATTAACTGTGAAACGGGTGAAACAACTATGGTTGATTTTACAGACGAAGAAATTGCTGAAAACTTAAGAATCCATGCCGAGAGTGTGGCTCAACGAGCAGAAGATGAAGCAAAACAAGAAGCAATAGCACAGGCTAAGGTTTCTGCTATTGAAAAATTGTCCGCACTTGGACTTACAGAAGATGAAGCAAAAGCCATCGCTGGCTAAAGCATTTATTAAAGGAGTTTATTATGGCAGGTACAACAACTAAGGGTCTACGCTATCCAACAGCGGGTGATAACCCTGCCGTTCATACTGACATCCTTAATTTAGCAACAGATGTTGATACAGAGTTAGACGATTATGTCTTAAAATCTTCTCCAGCATTTACTTCAACAATTACTCTTGGCGCTGGAAATAACATTATTTTTGAAGGCACTACAAACGATGGTTTTGAAACTACTTTAACCGTAACCGACCCAACTGCGGATAGAACCGTCACTCTTCCCAACGCAACAACAACCTTAGTTGGAACTGATACCTCAGATACTTTAACTAATAAAACTTTAACCTCTCCAACTATTAGCAATGCAACTTTTACAGGTCAGCAATCAGGACTTCAAATTGCCTTTAATGATTCAATAGTTTTTGAAGGCACAACAGCCGATGCTTACGAATTGACCCTTTCAGCAGGAGAGCCAACCTCTGATGTAACTGTGACAATGCCAAACGAAACAGACATTCTTGCTAATCAAAACTTTGTTCGTACATCAATGTTGATGCTAGGTGGAATGTAATGACTTTTACCTATTCGGGAGACCCAAGCACATCTACCCGTAATTATGTGCGTTTTCTTATTAACGACACAGATTCAACTGATGCTTTGTTCAGCGATGAGGAATTAAACTATGTAATTACTGAGTGGGGCGGAGATGCTTACAATTCAGCCCGTGAATGTGCGGAAATCCTTATTGCTCGTTTTAGCCGTTTAGCCGATAGCAGTTCAAAGAGCGTAGGCGATATTTCTGTTTCTGAATCTTATACATCAAAAGTAACTCACTATAAAGAATTGGCTGAAAGTTTATTGCGTAGACAAATGCGTAAATCTCCACCTCGTCCGTTCGCAAACGCTCAGGCTCTTAAATCTACAAATGACAGAATCGTTGATGATTACAACACCGATGCTTATGCTGGAATTCACGATAACCCTAACAATGTCTACGACCATCGTATAGTTGAGTAGGGATAGCCATGGATGCTATTTATACTAAAGTAGCGGAGTTCATGACGGACTCTGTGGTTTTTACACCAAAAGCCTCAGTTGATAAATATAATAAAACTACTTTTGGTGCTTCTAATACAAATGTAACTGTTACTGGTCGTTTAATTTATGACACCACAAAATCTAAAGATGTTCAAGGTATCGAAGTTGTTGATATTGGACGATTCATAACCTATGGTCCCGCAACCTCAATTACGGTAAATCATAGAATGGTCGTCGGGGCGGACACCTTTACGATAAATGCAGTAGATAATCTCGCAGACGAAAACGGAGCGCATCACACCGTCATCAGATTTGGGCGGTAGATATGGCAAAGTCGTCTTTTAGATTCGACTTATTTGGCGACAAAGAGTTAGTAAATGCTCTTGAGGCTGGTAAGGATGAAACTCCTCAAGCCATAGCCCAAGCAATATGGGAAGAAGCCAATGTTATTTTTGCTAAATCACAAGTTCTTGTCCCAGTAGATACAGGAATTCTTCGTGGGTCAGGTGGAGTATCTGCTCCACAAATGGGAAATCAAGGCTATTT